TACATGGCTGCCACTATGCCACCCACAAGGGCGGCAATTAAAAAGATAGGATTGGTAAGTATTGCCTTACCAAGTGTTGCCATGGTGGAGCCGAAATCTTTCAACGTCTTTCCGGCCTCTGCAAAGGTGATCGACTTTGATACGGTGGCAAACTGCCTTGCACTTTCAAGTGCTCCTTTCAAATCGCCAGAAGCAATTTTACTAAAGGAGTCTTTAAATGTGCTTGAAAGGTTTTCAATCTTTGACCCGGAAAGGTTATTGATTGACTTTTGAAGGTCACCAATCTCATCTTTAAGTGACCCAGCACGTTCGGAGGCTGTTTGAAACTCTTTACTGCCTGTGCCGAACTGTTGCGCGGCGGCGACCATTTCAGCACGCGCCAGTTTTAGTTCTTCCTTTAAGTTTTTAAACGCATCCTCGTAGTTACCTACGTTGGCTTGCGCCTGACCCATCGACTTGCGTAATTCTTTTACGTCAGCATCTTGCTGTTGGATTGTTTTAAGCAAATCTTGACCTTCCTTTGATGCCCTTTGTTGCTCCGTGGCAAACTTTGCGTACTCCGCTCTATTGGCACGTAGGGCAGCCTCAAGCTGCACTATGGACGCGTTTTGCTTGCTTACGGTCTTAGCATCCTCGTTGCCTAGTGCTATCCTTTTCTTAGTTTCTTCTCTATTGGCTTGTAATGTCTTTTGAAGCTCTATGTAATCGGTGTTTTGCTTTACGATCTCTTTAGCGATCTGCTCACTTACCTTACTAAGCTCCTTATTTACGGTTACGAGCTTCTGCGTCTCGTCGCCAGCTTTCTTTATTGAATCAGAACCCTGTATGCTTTTATTAAATTGAATAGATGCCTCTTTTATAGCCATCATTTGACTAACGGCAGCCTCCATATTCTTTGCCAATATGAGCGGCGCGGCAAGCGCATCGTCGCTAATGAGGTCTTGCCTGTTAATTTCTGCCATTACGAGACTCTTTAATTGTTTCTACTCTTTTCTTTATCAACTTCTTATATTCATTGTACATGGACAGCGTTATATCTTGCCCTATTGCGATATTTATATTTAAGGAACCAAGCCCAAAGGATAAGTTGGCTATCAACTCACTAAAGCTTACATTCGATTCTTTAACTTTGTCGCTCTCAACAAAGGATTTCATCTCGTTCTCCTTCATTTTCATCTTACTGATTATGTTGGCCGATTTGCGAATGCAAGCCTCTATGCTTTTCGTGTATGCTTCTGAACTTGAAGTATTGATGTTGTAACCAAGCCTCTTTAGTTCTTCTATCATTTTGCTGTCCACAAAAAAGAGGAGGCTATTGCAGTTTGTAACGACAGTAATATAGTCTGTCAATAGTCGCGCATAGGTTTTAATCACTTGCAGCCTGCTATCAAATTCAGAACTGTTTGAATGCTTTGCGTTTTCTTTTACTATGTTTTCCCACGCGTCAAAACACTTTTCTATATCCCTGCTTCCATTGCTTACCAGTTGGTAATTACCTGTGTTTATTATCTCTATGTAAACTTTTAAAGGTATGTTTTCATAAGTGTAGAACGTCTCTAATCCATTGCTGTAAAGAGGGTTTAAGAATATTTTGAGCAACTTCGTTTTTGCTTGGACGAGTAAGCCCCAAAACTTCTTCGCCATATTTGGCAAAAAGTTCAGCACTCTTTTTATCCGTTGCGCCAAAGACGATCGGGTATTTTTCAGCTTTAATAAAAATCGACTCATGAAAATCGCCCGTTAGTTTTAAGTCTACCTCATTTTTTCCTTTCAAGTTTGCATAAGCTATACTCGCGTATGTGCCCAGCGGCTCTTGGTTACTATCTTCTGAGTTTAATAGTTGCTCCCTGTTTAGGTCCGTAACTTGTCTCTCATTTTCTTTGACTACCTCCAAAGTTTTAGACTCAACCACCGCTGGAGTCATTGAAAGTAGCCTGTTATACAAGTCTATTAATTTACCCATCTTTTAAATACGGGTCGCTATCCGTCTGATAGCGAACCCGCATTAAACCTAAACCAACAAAACAAACATTAAGGTATTAACAACGGAATAGCTCCCGTTGACTCATAAGCCTTCAAAGACAATGTATCGGCAGATACAAGGTTTACAAACCCATCCAGCCAGTCGGTTGTCTTATTCAATGTATAGACTCCGTTACCGTTAGGCGTGAAAGACGTTCCAGTTTGAACTGTTCCAGAGGATGTTGTAATCCTAAAGTCCGCCTGAGTAAGCCCGTCAATAGGTGTCGAGTCACACGTGGCCACTACCTTTACCTGAAAAGAGTCCGCTGCCGGAGAACCTACAATGGACAAACTTACATCGGTAAGTCTGTCAACTGTATTAATCACACTAGCAATGCTTGAATCTAATATAACACCTGACTGGTCAAGCTCCCTGTTATTAGAAAGAGCCAATACGATCGGTGACTTTGATGTTACTGAACCGTCGTTGAATAACATTTTCTCTGTATTTAACAAAGAGTAAGTAAAGCCATAAAAGTTTCCTTCATTGTCACCTGTACCAAGCAACTGACCTTCTTTGTCATAGATAAACACCCTTCCAGATGTTGAGCGATGGGAAAACATTGCCTTGTGGAGGCAAATGCTTTCGCTAATACTAAACCGCCAACGATATTGTCCATCGCGAACCTTCATATATGCAAAAGGTGTATCCTCATAAATGGCTTCTTCTGAAATGTTCTCCATCGTTTTAAATTCAGGGAACAAATAAACACGTGAAGAAATGCCTGAAATCAAAGCATTTTGCAACGCTGTTTTAAAAGAGTCTGCATCTGCCAACTGTGCCGGGGTAAACTTGAAGTTTATCGGCGTGGTTATGATGATGCTCGGCAAGCCCGGCAACTTATTGCAACGGCTTAACCCTAGATTATTTTTTAATACTATACATTCTGCCATAATCAACAATTTTTAATTTTTTGTTTCAATGTTAAATTAGTTATCTCGACGGCGTCCAATGGGTCGTTAAAAATGTACTTTACATTTCCCTCTCTTAAATATTCACCATAGAAAAGCATATCCCTTTTTGTGTGTGGAGGTTCCGTTTGGTCTCCCGTCCACATGAACAAACCTGAATTTTTTAATGCTTTCTTGAACGCCTCATACATAGGGTAAATAATAGGTTTAAAAGTATTTTTATACCTTTCTTCTGCGTTCCAGTTTTCCTTAGTGAAATCGAGAATAGCTATGTTTATACTTGAATAGGTAATCATCCCGTTTTCTCTTTTCTCATCGAACGGCATACGCAGCGCAATGAGCGGGTACTTTTTGTACTTGTACACAATATCATTTTCCATCTCCAGCAGTCGGTTTGAAATCTCAAGCCTATGGCCGTAGAGGTAAAAGGGCTTGCAATCCTCGCTCTGCATGGACTGCACAACCTTTCCAATATCGTCTACCAGCACGTTCATACGTTCAGTATATTCATTAGCCCCGGATCTGTGAATCTCCAGTTTGGATAATCTGAAAGGTTTGCGTTGATGAATCCGTATAAGGTATCTTTTTCATTGTATACCTCATAAACTTCGCGGTATCGGTAATCGTAAGTATAATAATAGTCGTCGCTCTTAACATATCTGGGCACATATACACCGCATTTGCGTGCAAAAACATTATATGCCTTTGACATCCGTGAGGACGGGTCAATTACAGCCGAATTTTCGGCATTACCCTGTACTATACCTATTCCGCTATGACGGTCGAAAGTGTCTGAAAGCCACTTAAAATAAACGTAAGGGATAAGTAAATCCTTTAACCCTAGCCATTCGTAAGAGTTGCTCCCGATAACATACGTTGTTCCGTTTCTCAACTTTGTCCATTTATCCAATATAGGGTCTTCACTAAGCCCGTTGATAAAGGATTTGTAAAGTTCCGTCCCTAACAGCTTCTTTAAAACCAGTTCCTCCTCCCTGTCAATATAAAGTTGCAAAGTGTTTATAACCTTTTCCTTGTTAGGGATAGAGTAAGGTGGTAAATCGAAGTCGTTAGGAACGGTAAACATTTTACTTTTTCTTTTTAGCTTTCTTTTCCTCGGCCTCCAGCTCGACCATTAGCTCTTGTTCTTCTTTATCTTTTTCTATTTGAGCTAATTTTATCCTTCTTCTTTCAGCCATCTGCGCATCAGTAGGCGTTTCTTTCGATCGCTCAACGATGCCGTCTTTTAAAAGGTAGGAAGCTAAAAAGTTGGATGCAATGATCACATCACCCTTTTTCTTGTCAGCAAAGTCATGTTTAAACTTTATACTGGCCATGATTAAGGATTATTTAGCGTTGTGATTGCAGCAGATATATTAGTCACCTTACGGAAAGCATTAACATCTACTGTTCTTACGAGCAAGTTTGTACGCTTGCGCGCCTTGAGAGTAGTAATATCCTTAATGAATTGGTCATTAATAACTCCCATCTCAATTATAATGCCTCCCTGATTGTACTGAGTACCTTGGTTAAAGTCACCCACAAGCATGGTGTTAGTGGTAACAAGAGCACTTGGAATAACCCTTATGCCGTTTACGTTAGCTTCTCCGTTTGCAAAACTCACAAAGTTTGGTTGCAAGTAGTGGCCATCAGATGATGACTTTGAAAGTAGCATGGCATTAAATTCAGCATAAGAAACTATTGCCGTATTTGCGCGGAACCTACTTTCATTGCCTGCATTAATCACCTCCGCTACCTTAACAATAAGACCAAAAAGGTCTACTTGTGTAAGAGCAAGGTCAGGGGCTGTATAGGTAGCTGCCTGCGTATAGATACCGTTGATGTTTGGTGCCGATCCGTTCCCATTCCACAACTGTTGATCTTCGCGAAGTGCTACGTTTACGTTTAAAAGGCGGTCAATTTCACTTGCCATGTAGTCAATGTCATCCATTGCCTCCATAGTAACAGGTATTTGGTCGCCAATTTTACGCAATGGCATAACAAACTCACCCCAGGTTATAGCCGATTCAGGGTAAACACCTGATCCTACTCCACCATTAGACTCTACTACTTCAGCGGCTGCCCTTGTGATACTAACCTGATCGGTATACCTAACAACGCCACCCATGCCATTGCCAACCGCACCCTGACGGAATAGTGACGACATTAAACCTGCTCGGTAAGGGATTTCACCTACTCCCGGGATTCTCAAGCCAAGTGTATTGTTTGCGTAGGCGGTTGTCTGTACAACGGCTTTGTTTGCCTTTGGCAATTCAATTTCGAAGCTAATCTTTTCGCCTTTAGCGATTCTTTTCAGCTTATCGATGTTGTCGTGGAGAAGTTCTTCAACTCCTTTTTCTCTTTTTCCGTTGCCTTCGATCATTCTAGTGATCTCCAAGCCCTGCTTTTCAACTGCTTTTGTAAGCTCGTTGATTGCCTTAGCATCTATTCCCTTCTCCTCTAGCTTAGAAGCCAGTTGATCAACCGTTAGGAATCCTTTTGATGCCTCGTTGATCTCTTTTTTTACAGAAGTTGAAATTGCTTCGCTATTCTTTTCAGCTATGCCATTTATCAACTTTTTAAGTTCGTCTTCGTTCATGTTAATTTTTAGTTACTGGTTAAACATTATTTCAATACATACATATTCAACAACTGCTCTGCAGTGACTTTTATCGGCTGCGTGCGAATGGATTCCTCCGGTTCGCCCTTTGTTTGTTGAACACTCATTGTGGGAGTAGCCCAGTTTGAACCTTTCGGTACTGCGCTTCCTTCAATTATTTTTGCTTCTGTGATGGGAAAGAAGTAGCCTGCCTCCAGCGCATCCTCTTTGTTGGCTATCTGGTCAAAATACTTTTCCCACACGCTAAACTCTTTCTCATATCTATTGTCGTTAATAGCCATATCCATTTTCACGTATTGCATTCCTATGGAGTGCTGTTTTACCTTACCGGATATGTACATGTTAAACATTTCGTTGACGGTCTGCTCGTTAGGGTATTTAGTTGACTCGTCAGGTTTATCTATGGTGGCATCGAATATTAACCCTTGCGTTTTGCCCTCATAGTTTATACCTAAGTCCGTTTTCCATTCCAGCTGCTTAGTGAAAGCCTTTACATTGTCTGTTATTATGGAATTGAAGCTGAAAACATGCTCTTTGAGGAGGTAAAAGTTCTTAGTTTGTGATAGTGATTTGTTCCAAAGCTGGTCTATATGTACGTCACCGTGGGAGTCAAAAAGCTTAGTGGTATTTATTAGCGCGCGTACCTTTATTTGCTTTGCGTCGCGGACGATCTCTTTAAACTCTTTTGGGCTTGCCTTTATGGCAAAGTCATCACTATCGAGGAAAGCATATGAAAGCGACCCGATGGCATCCTTTGTTACCGTTGCGCTTTTCTTAGTAGAGAAAAGAAAAGACTTCTTTTTTATGAGCCAATCAAATTTGTCTTTGTTGGTTGAAAAAGACGGTATGCCCTTTATTTTCATTTTTTTACGATTTTGTTTTCTTTAATCGCTTTAAGTTTCTTAGCCTTTATGGCCTCAAGCTCTTTATCAATTTTCTTGGTTGTCATCTTCATTTTGGTCATCTTCTTCGTCCATTGTATCTTGTTCGTCGGCTGTCTCACTGTCCATTGTATCTTCCTCGTCCACTTCCTCCTCCGCGTCGACTTCAACTTCCTCTTGTGGCGTTGCTGCTGTCGGTTCAGCTTGCGCCGTCTCCTGTGCCTTTGGTTCGCCCAGCATCTGTATTGCCTGCTCTTGCGTGAAACCATATACCACCGTTAGGATGCCTATTGCAGCGTCAGGTGTAGTGGTTCCGGCGGCGACAGATTGTTGTATGTTAAGTATGCCTTGCACACCACCGACGGTGCCCCTTAGTTGTGCCTGCGCCGTGCGCGTCTCTATGTCGACAGCGTTTTCGTCAGGTGCAACGGGTATTGCCTTTCCGTCACCTATCTTTATTTCAAGCAGTTCAGAACGGTATTCATCTTGCGTTATTTGCTTGTCCATCAATAGTTTAGACAGGTAGTTTATCTTTGTTGCTATCGCTTCTGATTTCGTTTTAAGGTCTTCCTGAAAGATGGGCAGGTGCGAATAGTCTGCAATCACTTTAAGTGGTGAGTCACTAAAGAATTGCTGGTTGATAGCAAAGCACCACTCATTGGCATCAGGAATAATTGTTCTCACATAGATGCCCTTTTCGGATTGCCTTTGGTTTTCAAACGTAGCACCTTTGATAGTTGCAAATACATCAGGGTGCATACCGAATGAGTCAATGATCTTTAGAAATCCTTCTTCTGTCTCTTTGTGTAGACCCAGCTTTTCAGGTTCATTGACACCCATCTGCACCCACCTAGCTGCCTTGTTTGAAATGATTATTTGACTTTGCCCCTCGCGTGTGCCATAGTCTCTTTTGAACTTACTTTGTAGTTCTTTTATCTCATCAGGTTGAAATGGTATAGGTCCAGCCACGTCTTTGCCATCCGGGCTAAGTAATCCTAGTGCGCCGCGGCTTTTTAGAATAACCCCGCGCGACTCGTAAGCCATGCGTATATTATTAACCACGGCCGTGAGGGCATTTAGCTTTGACTCACCGCGCAAGAGGTTTTCATCGTTCATTGAATGAATGCACGTCCTATTGTCATTCAGGTGAATGATAAAATCACCATTTATAACCTTTGTGCCTGATCCGCTCTTATACTCGTATGTTACCGTGTTTGGCTTTTCGGAATGAAGAAAGAACGGCGTTGTGTCATTGTATTTAGGCTCTACAAGGTGTGGAGGAAGGGTGAAAAGAGCCTTTAATTTGTTAGGGTTACTAAACCCGAGCGGCTTTAGTTGATAGATATATTCATTGCCGAATATCTCATGGAATAGCTTAGTGTTGATTAAGAACTCCTTACCTGCCTGAAACCAGTTTGGAGATTTAAGCAGCTTATTGAAAGGGTGATCTATTTGTTCTTCTAGCTTGTCGTTTACGACAATGAATTTACCGTTTGAGAAGTATTGCGCTTTGGTTGATATTACGGCGTTTACTTCAGGAATCTCCTCAAAAGCCTTTAGCAGTTCTATTTCGTTGAATGTTCCGCCTGTTTGTGAAGATATGTAGAACCAATCGCCCCCCTCCAGACGTGGACGGAAAAGATTATTAAAGAATTGGGGGAAATTTAAAGCCAATCTTACCCGTATTTTTTAGTAAATACGGGTAAAAGTATTTTTATTTTGGCCGTAAAAAAAAGCGTTAAACGGTCGTGATGTCGTTTAACGCTTTTAAAATACGCTTTAAAATAGCGTTTATTGTTTGTTTTATTTTATGCGATGGCTAGCGCAAAGAGCGTATCCATAATAGTCCGCATCTCTCCATTTGATTATTATGAATGTTTCGTCGCTGTCTTCGCAGATACAAAGCTGTCTATTGGCGAATCTTTCGAATGCCTTTCGGGCATCGGAAATTTTTTCATATCGGCCGTACACGTTGAGGCTGGGCATTTTGAAACGTAGCATAATGGTGTTTGTTTTATTTGGTGACTATCTGAAAAGAGGATAAGCAATTAACTTATTTTCTTTTATGAGTTTGACCAGTTCAACTTTGGATTTAGGTATTCTCATAACCACCGTTGGTTCCTTCTTTTTTGAGTTGTCTAGCTTTGGTCTGCCAGCGCCTTTTCTTTTTCCTCCGTGAGTTTTCATGATAGGTTTGTTTATAGTAGTGCTTTTATTGCGCTGTAAATAATCAATGTGGCGCAAGGTAATGCCATTATAATGGTTGCGATTACTTCTCTATTTAGCTTTTTCATGTTTGTTTTTATTTAATCTCTTTGTAAGTGTATTTATTGATGTAAGCAGAGCCGTTCCACTGGTATGAGAGGTTTGTATCTATTGCCACATAAATTTTACCCGTCTCCCCTGTTACCGGGAATGATGCGAAATCTGTATACTCTATAACTTCTCCGCGGTGTGATTTATATTCCTTCATAAATTTCTCAATATCATCAGTGCGGAATATCAAAATAAACCCGTCGGAATACAGTTCGTACTTACTAAATGCGCTGTCTGAAGTTGTCATAATTTTAGTTAGTTGGTTTTTTGTTTATTGGAGCGTTGTCCAATGCACGCTCGACAAAAAGTATAAATAAACGATCAGACTTAAAATTGAATAGTGAACAGGCATAAATTACCGCGTCTAACCACTTACTATTTATATCATCAAGGTTGATGTTTTTATCGTTTGCTATTCTTTTAAAAGTCGAAAGTACTTTGTCTGCTGAAGGTTTAATTTGTTTTTGTTCTGTGAATGTACGGACTATTCCATCTCTGTCTTTGTAGATGCAAAGCTCGCTATTGGAGAATCTTTCGAATGCCTCCAAAGCTAGGTTAGGTTTTTCGCTGTCTGAAGTTGTCATAGTTTTTTGTTTTGTTGTGTAAATATACGGACTCTTTTGATTCTTTGTTACAAATATATCAAAAGAGTTTTTAAGGGGTATTCCTGACCATTTTGTTGGTGTCAACAAAAAGGTACCAAAATAGATACGTCACAAACTGCTTATTCTGCACAGTTTTGCCGTTTTAAGGGGATAAGACGCTAAATTTTCGCTTAAAAAAAAGACACGCAGGCAGTTGTTCGGATTTTCCGTACAACTGAATCAAATCCTATTCGAAAGGACTGCCATGCGGAAAGCATCCCAAAAGTGGTTATTGCCATCCTCAGGCTCGTTCAGGCGTATGCCGTTGATTTCCTTATG